ATTCAAGTAATGCCTGCAGTTTTCTCTCAATGCCGCTGGTGTCGGCCTTAATTGATGCCAGCATTTGACTATGCTCCTATGAATGAAAAAGGCCGCCCAGTGGCGACCTATGAATTATGTGTGGCGGCCGGCGCTGATCTCCGGCATTGGAAATGCGTTTTCCGGTGCTCTATTTCCACTCTCCCGGATCAGAGGCGCATGCCTGCGCATTCACCACATCGATAACCCCACTGGTTGCATTTAAGCCAAGCCACATCGGGAAGTGGGGTTATCCATGTGTGCCGGGGTCAATACTTGAGAATAGCTAGCCACCAGGAACATCAAATGAATTTCGAACGCAACTTATTAAATCATTAAAATCATTCAGCACCCTGCTTCTTCCAAACTCAATATTTTTCCCAGTTCTGTAGGTGCATTTGCCATTGCGTTGATTGCATAAAACTACCCCCTTCTTTACCAGGGTTCTTAATGCATTAGAGGCCTGATGCACCTTCAAACTTGTCCCGTTGGCAATCTGACGGGCGCTGCAGTCAGGATTTTCTCTAATCCAAGCGAGCACGGTATCCATATAACATTCTCTGCCCATGTGAAACCTCCCATATAGAAACTTAAGTATATCTAATGGGATGATTCCTGCAACTTACACAAACAGCGTAATGCTGATGCAGCGCACCATTGGGGAGAAACACGGCTTGCTCGCTATCCAGTGGGTGAGATAAAACACCAAATGGCAGTCCCTAAATCTTGGTGCAGGCTGATGTCGTTATGCCCACTGTGTAAATATCAGGATTCCATCGTGGTGCTGTTATCACTAATCTGATGCTCAGTCGCGGCCACGTACATAGCCTATGATGTATCCCAATCCAAAGCATGCGAATGACAGTGAAAATATTGGCAGAATCGCAGCAATTAAATCAGACATGGAAACCTCTTTATGACGTCAGAGAGCTATAGCAACTGGATTGCTATCATCGGTGTTGCAGTAACGGCGATAGGAGTTTTTGTCCCGCACTTATTAAGTAGCAGGAGTGCCTGCAAGGCCAGATTTAGGGAAATAGCCAAGCCTTTGCTGGAAAAGCTGCTCAACGAGATCGAAGCTATAGAGGGTGGTTCCTATCCATTCAGGAAAATCAGAGAGTCTGAACTAAAACACCTTCTTCACCAAATCCCAAGCCGAAGAAGGAAAGCTTTTCAGCATGCAATTGACCAGTATCTTGAGGCGCATTCAATTGCCAAAACGAAACACTGGCATGATGAATACCCTTCCGATGGTCAGGTGTTTTTCCCTGGCAGCTTTGTCATCACCAACCCAATTGAAGTTTTGGAAAAGCTGGAACCACTCAAGAAAGCATTGAGCTAATAGCCCATAAAAAACCCCGCCGGAGCGAGGTTTAGATGATTAAGCTGTGTGACGTAGTAACCACTCTTATCAGGTTAATTGCAATTTTGTCATGACACAACTAATTTGAGCTTTGGTGGCAAAATATTTTCTTTACGGCACTCTCTGTCCATTTCCAGTTTGATATCGAGAGCACACAGCGCCCCCTGAATGAATGCTTCACCTTGCTGGATGCGCACCGATACAGTGTTGTAGGAAATACCAAGCACTTTCTCCAGCGCCCTGAGCGTCATTCCATCGATATAGTATTTCTCGATTATTGCGCACAAATATTCATCGTGCTTACTCAGGCGGATCATTGCCTCGTTGATAAACATCCCGTCATCATCACAGCACGATGGTCGTCCGGCCCTGCTGGCAGGGAGGAGACGAGATAATCCAGCAGCAGTGCGCGGATAGCCGATATTGGTATCTCCACTAGCCGCCCATGCGCCCCAGCGCTCAAGAACCATTGAAATGTCTCGCATTATGCCTCCACCTTTTTACTGAATGTGAGTTCCCGAACCTTCTCGCCCTTCTGAATCAAATCATTGAAATCGCCTGAGTCCGGCCAGCGCACGGTGATCTTCTCGATATCGTTTTTGGCCAACAGGTTTTTGTGGGCGCAGGCATATGCCGCTGCATGGCCTGTTGCGGAATGCGGATCCATATCCGTGAAAATAACCAGATGCTTAACTCCAGCTGGCGCGATAAATTTCGCCATAAAGTTGGAGTTGATAACTGACCAGGTATTAACGTGATAGAGCTGCTTACATGAAAGCGCAGTTTCAATTCCCTCAGCGATTCCTAGCGTTGATGCAACAGGGAAAAGACGTATTGCGACTGAAGTCGCATACTCCAGAAAATTATCGTCCTGAAGTTTTTTTTGCTTTTTTGCCATATCAACATCTGCTTTCCGATCGCCGCTGAGTAAGGTCCTGTGCAGGTAGCAGAGATTGGCCTTATTATCCGTTACCATTGACCAGATTGCCTGATACACGCCGCCGCCATTAACTGACTGCCTGTCGCAATAACGGGCGGACTCCATCGATGGCAAAGAAAATATGCCTCTGCTATTGAGATATGCCTGTGCCGGTGTGTCGCGCAGGCCATTCATGCCTGAAAACTTTCGCAGAACGGCATCACGAACCTGATCCACCGTGGCAGCCTGCCGTTGTTTTAGTTGTTCATCGTTATCGCGCTTCCACACGTTGCCGATAATCTGATCTACTTCAGTAAACAGTTCGCCAATGGTCTTCTGTTGAGTTAGCTCAAGAAGCTTCCAGCCATCACCACTGCCACAACTGCAAATCCATGTGCCTCTGCCCTCTTTGTCATCACAACGATATTTACCCTTTCGCCCACAAACCGGGCACTCTTTCGCCCAGTGCTTCAGTCCCGTAACCGGAGGAAGCCCAAGAGCTTTAAAAATCTGCGGCCACTTGCCAAGTGCCGCCTCAACCGTTTTCATCAGGCAGCACCTCTTGACTTACTGAATGCGATAAATTTTGATTTGATATAGCCCCAGACCTCTGGACCTGTTTCCAGAGGAATATCTGATAGCCCATTTGGCCATTCTCCGAACTTATCCCTGAAAGTATGAGCGCACCATCCATCAGATAAATTCTTACCACCACTAAGTGCGCGGTAGCGCTGGTACCCCTTGATCTGACTCCACCATGACTGCTTATCCTTGCGGCTATAGGTTCTGACATTCCCCTTTAGGCGGTGCAGTTTGCGGGTAGTGTCAGTTTCTACGTTCTCTCCACCTACAGGCTTGAATCCACACTTCGGGCATACATATACCCCAGCAGGCTTCATGAAATGGCACTGCGTACACTCTTTGGGTTTCTTCTCGATCTTCTCAGGTTCGCTACTACCTGCAGCTGATTTCATGCCGTCACTTTTGCCGCTCAAGTCGTCATACTCGATGTCATCCGGGTAGCCCAGGCGGTGTATGCTACCGCTGTGATCAAAAATCAGACAATGGTCTTTCCCTGGTGCCGTGCGGAGTCCGCGACCCAACACCTGAATCCAGCGCATTTCTGATTTTGTTGGACGGGCATAGATGATGCACCGTACATCGCTGTCAAAGCCTGCGGTCAGCACACCAACGTTAACGATTATCTTCGTTACGCCCTGTTCGAAGCGATGAATAATCATTCGACGTTCATCTGGCGGAGTGGCATCAATCATGATCTCCGCCGCCACTCCAGCACGGTTAAACTCAGTCGTTATGAACCCGGCATGAGACTGGTTGACACAGAAGCAAACAGTTGGCCGGTCCTCGCCGTTCTGCAGCCAGTTGCTGACGATATCGCCCACCAAAGCGGCATCACCCATAATCTCGGCCAACTGGTCTTCGTTGTAGTCGCGTCCAAATCCCGACAGGCTGGAAGTTTTTACCCCTTTCAAGTCAGGTGTAGTCGGCGCGTAAAATTCGTAGGGACTAAGGTCACCAATGCTTATCAGCTCTTTCATCGTGGTGGGTTTGATGAGGCGCTCGTAATACTGGCCCATCCACGGCGAGAAAGGCGTTCCAGACAGCCCGACAACACGAATGTCGCGGTCGCGGATAATCTCAAGCAAGGCACGACGCTTCATGTGAGCTTCATCGACAATGAGTAGGTCGATGTTGTCAGGAAACTCCCTGCGGATCAGTGTGTCTGCTGAAGCAATCTGAATTAGTCGGCTCTGATCGTGAGGCTGGTAATCGCGCCAGACATAGCTGATTTGCTCCTCTGGCAAACCGTACTGTATAAACCGCTGAGCAGTCTGGTGAACCAGCGTTAGGTATGGCGCAACGAACATGGTGCGCTTACCGCTCTCCATCGCCTTATCTGCCAGATAGGCTGAGATGAACGTCTTGCCATAGCCCACTGGTGCGTAGAGCAGGAATGTGCGATAGTTATTCCAGTCATCGCGCAGCATCTGCAGCCCGGTGATTTGCTTGGTCTTTGGTTTGAGATTCAGCATGCTTTAGGTCCTTTTGATTTACGGGCTGAAACCTCCCTCAAGGTTTCATGCCCTTCAATTTCCCCAGTTTCCATATTCAGTACGCCTCTGATATCAGTGATGTTAATCACCTGAGCTGCCTTAGAACCCATCGTGTAGTAACTGGCTTTAACAATGTTCCAGCTGCGACCGCCCCATACAAACTCAGGGTTGATGGCATATATCCCTCCCCGCTTGTATTTAATTAATCCGATCTCGATCAACTCTTTGTTTGCCCTCTGAATACTTCTGTCAGTCAGCCCCAGCGCATCAGTGATAGAGTTTTCCGGGGCAACGTAACTGCCCAGCCTCCAGTCCGCCCTTTCAACCAACAGACCGAAGAGTCGAACCGCAGCCGGGGAAACCTTCGATAAACGCTCGAATAAAACCCGGTTATTAAACATTCGACAGAATCTGGTCATAACTCACCGTAACCCATTGATTTATAACAATACGACAAACCCTGTCATGTAAAGCGACAAACCCTGTCGTTTTCATGTTAGTTAAGATGTTGTTTTTTATGGATAAGTTAAGTTGCCCTCTCCTTATCCTTAGGTGGAGTG